GTCGGGATTACTGGATAGCATTGGCTCCAATCCCTTCCTATAACTTATTGATAATCAATATGCGATATCTGATGTTTTTTACATTCTGTACCGATTTTTCGCTCCCTTATTGGGTGTAGCAACAGCCTGTAATTTAGTCGGTTGCTACATGAAATAAGAGAGGAGAAAAGTCTTTTTTATTGCTGTACGATGTTTTTTGTCAGAAGTTGTACTTGGTCCCGCAGCCATTTGATCTGCTCAGCCTGTTGGTCGAGCATCGCCTTTTGGTTGTTAATGACACCCATCAATACATCAGGGCTACTGTTGATGTTGACAGTTGAGTTGCTGATGTGATGCACATTCGTATTCTCTAACTTTTTATCATCATACTCTTCATTTGAGAGGAAGAAGTCCTCTATTGGAACCTCAAAATATTCCGATAACCTTTCAAGGTATCGAGAGTCAATGTAAGTTCGACCCTTGAAGTAGCTCGTTGATATGTGTGAACTCTGACCGAAGACAAAAGCCACCATTTCACCGACTGTTTTTTTCTGCTCCTTGAGCAGTCGATTCACTAAATCTCCGTTAAACATAACCTAATATCATTAAATGAAAGTTAAATATAACCGCAAAAATAGGATTTCTTTCCTAAAATTGCGGAGTTTTCAATAATTCTTCTTATATTTGCCCACAAATTTAGCAATTAAATTTGAGATATGCAAGAAAATGAAGTTAAAAAAGGAGCATTAACTATTGAAGGTTATTACGCGACTCTTTCCAAAAAAGAGAAGAGTCAGCTCATTCAATTTCTCATGACTAAGTATGGTTTCTGCTACAATACTGTTCAGCAGAAGTTGACCGGCAGGACCAAGTTCAATCCAAGAGATCTCTTGGTAGTACAAACAGTTATAAATCAAAGCTTATGGAAAAGCAAGTAGAATTTTTCGTGTCTCCACTTGGAGTAGTGTGTTATTATGGCCATGATGGCAAGGTGCTCAGCTACAATACAGAGCACCCGGATATCATCAACCACATGGCTGAGTTGATAAGTCGATTTTACCCAGAGGCGTATAAGTACCTGGCAGACTTATACGCCAAGAGTAAGCCTAACAAACTTTATTTCAAGTATCTAATTACAGATCGTTTTATCCGTTGCAACCTGGGTTCCAACGATACACTTTGTTTCGATGTTGATGGAACCATTCTGCACCTGGAGAAAGTCGATTGCCCTCTCAGGGGCATATGTCCTAGAGAGAACATAGTCTGCCTCCCAAAGCTGAAGACTCCTTTCTTCCCTAAAGAGCTTGAGGTAGCGAAGTATTTTGCACAGGGTTATGTTGCTAGAGAGATAGCCCAGATTCTTGGCAAATCCAAGAACACAGTATCAGCACAGCTTCGCAAAATGACCAAGCGACTGGGGCTGCAGTCAACGAGAGACATCATCAAGGTAGTACATCAGCTGAACCTATGATTTGCCATCGATGCCGCTACAAGCGCAACTGCATCAATGGCTCCTGGTGCAGTTGCTTTAAGATTTATGTGGAGTATAAATTTATTGTTTTATGTATATTCTATGAGCAGTAGAGAAATAAAAGCCGAAATTATATTATTAATCTCTAGATTCGCAACATTAGAGAATAAAGATTTTTATGTGCAGAATGATTATGGTATTTTAGCATACATGTGTATTAATCAAGTCATGGAGTATTGGTGGTTAGACAATGGGCAATGTCTGCAGGTATCAAAATTGGATCCAATATCCAAATCAGTCAGATTACCATGGTTTGATATAGAAGTGTGAGGATATGAAGAAGGAGAAACAAGTCAAGACATTCGTAGAGTGTCACAATACATGTGCCCGCAGCAGTGGCAGAACCTGCAAGTTCTGGGGATGTTCACACCGCAAGCTGTACAGCGAGATAGAGTCAGAGCATGACTATGAGTTCTTCATGGCCAACTCAAAGTGTTCATTTTATAAACCGAAGTTATGAGGAATAGAATTAAGTTTTGGACAGACCGCGAAATTAGAGCGGCATTCGACAAGCGGGGGGGCAAATATAAGGGCATCCTCCAGCAGTTGATGATGGAGCGAGACTACGCATATCAGCGTCAGATTCGCTACTTTGTCAATGTAGACATTGATAAGTTCATGCGCAGGTTATCTTAGTACTTTCTTTTTCAGAAGTTCTAAGTTAACTTTGCAGCACTAAATATAAAGATATGATTAAACAAGAGATAGTAGATCGCATTATTAGTGATGTCTCCATTCTAGATGTAGCCGAGGATGAAGGCATTAAATTCTCTGCGAAGAAAGGTAACCGCCATTGGGCTTGCTGTCCGTTCCACAACGAGAATACCCCATCATTCTATGTGGACACAGGCACAAACTGCTGGCGATGCTTTGGCTCATGTCGCTCAGGCGGCAACGTCATCAGCCTCTACCGCAAGCTGAAGAATGGACTTCCTTTCCCGATTGCCTGCAAGGAACTCGCCAAGAAATATCTCAACGAGGAGATTGAGGACGAGTGGCGACCAAGCAAGGAGGAAGAGGAGAAGCAAAAGGAGCAGGAGTCCCTGCGCATAGCTCTCAGCTATGCGCAGAGCTACTTCACAGAGTGCATTCAAGAGGTCAATCCCGCTGCCAACAAGGCACGTGAGGCTGTTTGCAAGCGATGGGGCAAGGATGCCATCGGTACTTTTGGCATCGGTTATGCACCGGTAGAAGGCTTCATTGCATGGGCCAAGCACAAAGGCTTGGACTTCGATATCCTGGAGCAGGTTGGTCTTATAGGCACAGGTGAACGTGGCATGTTTCCCATGCTGCGAGACCGCTATACTATACCTATCTATGACAAGATGAGCAGAGTGATAGGTTTCACGGCTCGCACAATGTCAGACAACAAGGATGTCTGCAAGTACCTCAACCTCAAGAACAGTCTCGTCTATCGCAAGGATACATCAGTTTTTGGCATCAACTTCGCACAGAAGGAGGCGCGTCAAAAAGATAAGTTCTATCTCGTTGAGGGTGCTCCAGATGTGCTCAAACTGCAGTCTATCGGCATTCTCAATACAGTGGCATCACTCGGTGGATCGTGGACCGAAAACCAGCTGAAGCAACTCTACCGCATCAGCAAGAGAGTGACTTTCATCCCCGATGCCGATGAACTTAAGTCTGGTAATGAGTTCCCTGCAGGTACAGCCAATGTCTTTGCCAATGGCCGAGCTGCATTGCAGGTCGGTTTCACGGTCAATGTCAGGGAGATACCGATAGATTATCCGGCTCCAAAGAAGGAGGATCCAGACTCGTGGATTATTGACAAGGGGCACTTCTCGCAGATGCGTGAGGAGGAGTTTGTCTTCTGGTACTGCCGCCGCAGATACTGGGCAAGTCCGGAGGATATAGAGGAATTGACTACCGAGGATAGACTGGAGGCTATCAGCGACATCTGCTCGCTGCTCATGATGATCAGGGATGAGGACTTGCAGAACAGCTACCTCAGCACACTGATCTCCACCTATAAGCACAGGAGGGAGTGGATGGACACACTGAAGCGTGCCAAAGTTGCTGAATTGTCTGAGAAGCAGGAGGCTGAGCGCAAGGGCGATGCCAGGATGCTCAGTGAGTTCGGCTTCACCGAACACGACAATTGCTATTGGGCATATAATAAGGAGGGCAGTGAGGTGCAGTGGTCGAACTTCAAGCTGAAGCCACTCTTCCATATCAGAGATGACTTTAACCCTGTCCGTCTCTTCGAAATCAAGAATAACAGCGATGAGCCAGAACGTCTCATCGAGCTCAACATGGATGAAATTACCTCTTCCAGTTCGCTTCGCAAGCGTCTCTTCGGCATCGGTGACTATGTCTGGATGGCCCGTGATGAGCAACTTATCAAACTGCTCGGTTATCTGGGCAGGGTTACAGAGACTGCAGACCCTATCAAGCAGTTGGGTTGGCAGCGGGAGGGTTTCTACGCATTCTGTAACGGAGCCATCGAGGATGGTTCCTGGATGCCTATCGATGACATGGGCATCCTGCGCTTGACCGCAGGCAAGTTCTATCTTCCGGCAATGAGCAAGCTCAATAAAGACAGCCGCGAATTATATGTGAGTGAGAAGAAGTTCCGGCATGAGAAGATGGTTGACAACCCGACAAGTCAGTCAGACTTCTTTGCCAAGGTCGTACAGGTTTTTGGCGACAACGCCAAGGTGGGGCTGTGCTTCTATGTCGCCACACTCTTCCGGGACATCGTCATCAGCAAGAGTCGTTCCTTTCCGCTCCTCAATGCCTTTGGCCCGAAGGGATGTGGTAAGACAGAATTCGCTGCGACGTTGATGAATTTCTTCTATAAATATGAAACCAAGTATGAGCCGTTGTCTATCACCAACGCATCCATGCCGGCACTCTCCGACTATGTCGGAGGAGTTAGCGACGCCCTGGTACACATCGATGAGTACAAAAATTCCATAACACAGAACAAGGTGGAGTGGCTCAAGGACTTGTGGAATGGTATAGGTCGCACCAAAATGAACATGGACAAGGATAAGAAGCTCGTGCAGGCCAAGGTTGACTCTGGCATCATCCTCACTGGCCAGGAGATGCCTACTGCAGATATCGCCCTCTTCAGCCGACTCATCTATCTCACTTTTGACAAGGGAGAGCATTCCCGTGAAGAGAAACAGAACTTCGAGGAGTTGGAGCGAATGCGCCAGATAGGTGCCACCCACATCACCCTTCAGCTGCTGAAGCATAGGGAGCAGTTTCAGTCCTGCTTCGGCAATGCCTGGAAACAGGCATCTGATGATTTGGAGGAGCGTTTGGATGGTGAGAGCATCCTGGACCGAATCATGACCAATTGGAAAGTGCCGTTGGCAGCCTTCCTGGCCATCAGGGATTACATCGACTTTCCTTTCACCTACGAAGACCTGTTGGGAGTTATTGTCAAGGGAGTCAAGACACAGAACAGCATGTGCAACACCACCGATGAGGTGGCTGGCTTCTGGAACATTGTCAATGCGGCTGTCCAGATGGGCGAGCTCAAAAAAGACCAGGACTTCAAAATCAAGACCTGCGGCACTTTGGCAACCAACAAACTCAAGATTGATAACTGGGCGATGCCTAAAAGTATCCTGATGATTCGCAAGGACATCACCATGGCGGTTTATCGCAAACTGGGCCGTCAGATGGATGAGAGCCTCCTTCCTAAGGAGTCTCTGTTGCACTACCTTCAGATAGGTGCCGACTTCTATGGTGCGACCAAGAACCCGGAGCGATTTGTCAAGTTCGCACCTAACGGTTTGCCGGAGACAGTCGAGAAGACAGATGCCAATGGCAACATCACAGGCCGTCAAAAGATATATTATAAGGATAGGCCACTCTGTTTTGATTATATTATGGTGTCAAACAGATATGGCATCGACCTTGATACAGAGATTGATGGTGAGCAGGCGCAGACAAAGGATCCCATGGCCATGACAGATGCAGAGCTGAAGGCCAATGGCATGCAGTCTTTGCCCTTATAGTAGGGATAAGTTTTTTGTTTAGATCATATCGATAGCAGCCTCTAGGGGAACGTGGTTCCTCTGGGGGCTTTTTTGGTGTCTATAGGGGAGTGTGCCGAGATGTCACTGAGTTTTCACCGACATCACACACACGACTTAAAAACCATGTGGCATTTGTGGCAATTGTGGCAACGCTGATACTCAGAGAGTTAAGAGCGTATATGCTTGTGGCAATTTTGTGGCAATTTGTGGCAACGAGAGGAGAAGTGTGGCAAAGGTTGTGGCAATGTGGCAATTCTATTATATATTTGTGTCAATAAGAAAAGACTTATAATATTAGTAATCAAGCACTTAACATTTTTGCCACAATTGCCACAACTGAATTGCCCAAAAATGGGTTCCTTGAATTTTAAATGAAACTTTTTCCCTGAAAACAAGGAATTTTGGCATGAAAAAGATAACTTTTTCCTGTAAACATAGGAATATCTCGATTATTTTTCCTAACTTTGCGGTGTTTTTAATAACAGAAATATGAGCAAATTCGTAGTTTATGTCGAGGTCGAGCCATACCTGAAACAATGGCTCACCCATTCTTTCGGCGACCCCGTGGAGTTTCCGGTCAACAGCAACGAGAATGCTGTTCTGCGTCGGTTCATCACGAAGCGCCCAATCAACAACCAACCTGAGAAACCTGGTGAGAGAGATGTAGCCATCTGCATACCATACTCCAAGGCCAAGAACCCGGAGACCTACAACTTTCTCAACGGTCATGCCAAGCAGGCACTCAACGAGAGCATCAACGACCTCTTTCGTCTTAACATGTGGAGCGACCTCGGAGACCTCAATGACATGTCGTGCAAGAAGATGTCTGCCTTCCGTTCCTGGTGCGTGCAGCAGGGCATCGATATTGAATTTGCAGAGACTATCCGAATGAAGTGGTATCGCATGCGCAAGGCCTATCAGGATAAGGGCATCAATCTTTTTAATCTTAAAAGATGCAAAAAAGACGATTTTTCCTAAGAAAATCTCATCTACTCTAGCCCTGTTTTTGTTCAACACCGAACAGGTGCGAACAGATGCGAACAGACGCGAAATTTTCACAGCTTATGAAAAGACTTAGTTATATCTGCTGCGTGCAGCGCATTCCTGTCAGCGAGTTGCCTTTCGATACACTTCTAGGCAACCTCACTTTTGACATTCCCGAGAGCTATGATTGGCCAGTTGTTAAGTGTCAGAAGCCTGCCAAACTGGAAATCACAGACAAAATAGAGGATGGTCAGCGGTTCTACACCCATAAACTCACCTTCCGCACATGCCGCGAAGACCTGGACATGAGCGGCAACTATGCCTATCTGGTCACCACCATCGAGGGCAAGCGCTATCTCATTGGCAACAGGGAGCGGCCATATCCTATTATTAATATGTCAGATGTCCACCCTGATTCCCTTGGTACTTCTGCCATGATCGAGTACACAGTTCAGTGGGGTAGCACCCGAAAAGCGCCTTTATTAGCCTGATTTACGTATTTTTCCGTTGGCAATTGCCATATTATCTTTGCATCAAAAAAGATAAGCGCATGAAATACGGAATGATGATATGCGGTACCATCGGAGCTGGTTATGACTGGTGGTCGGGCACTTATGGTACACGTTCCAAGGATGTCAAGGCCTACCTTGACGCTCATCCGGACGAGGAGGTGGATATCGCCGTCTCCTCGCCGGGTGGTTTTGTTGATGAGGGCTTGACCATCTATCAACTTATCAAGGACCATGGACATGTCAACGTCCACATTATGGGCATGACCGCTTCCATCGCTACAGTCTTGTGCATGGGTGCCAAACATGTTGACATGTCAGTCGGCAGCACTATGCTCATTCACAATGCTTCGACTGGTGTCACAGTCTGGGAGTCTGCCAATAAGGAGAAGCTTGACGAAATCATCAAGCTCTGGCAGAAGCAGCGCGACGATCTCGACACCATTGACAAGGTCATCGCTTCCGTCTATGCCAAGCGTTCTGGTAAGACCAGCGACGAGATGCTGCAGCAGATGGGCAAGGAAAACTGGTTGAGTCCTGAGCAAGCTTTAGAGTTGGGCCTCGTAGATGAGATCAGAGACCTTGATGACGAAGACAAGAAGCGTCAGACTAATCTCTCCAAGCGCTTCACCAATGCTTTCTGCTCCAACCTTGGTTTGCCGCCACTTCCTGGAGCAACCGCTAATGACGAGCCCTCTAAAACATTTCTCGAGAAGGTTGCCGCCTCACTCAGAGATATGTTCAAGAATAATACACAAATTTCTAACATGAAGAAAAAATTCCTCAATCTTCAGACCCTCCTCAATCGCAAGGAGGATTTTGAGGTTACCGATGAGAAAATTACTCTCACCGATGCAGAGATGCAGAAAATCGAGGATGATCTTGCCCAGAAACAGAAGGACTTGGATGACAAGTCCGCTGAGCTCGACAAAGCTAGCCAGGAGGTCAAGGACCTGAAGGCTAAGGTTGAGCAGAAGGACAAGGATATCCAGGCCAAGGATAAGGAGATCAAGGATCTCAAGGGCGCTCCGGGTTCTGATACCCATGATGGCGTCACGCCGGAGGTTGACAACGTTGACTCTGGTGAAATCTACAATGCTTTGAAGCAGATATTCTAAAATGGCAGCTTTAGACAATACAATTGAGATTACTCCTGATGAACTGAAGACCAGCTTCGCGAAGTACCGCAAGGACATCATTAAGATGCCTGTGCGCGCTCTTGACGAGGCTGCAAAATTCATGAGCCGACGCGTGGGCGTTCGTGGCAAGGAGACTGTCGGAGAGCTCGCAGGCGACATGGAGCTCGGGCCATACTCTCTTACTCGCAAGGATGAGAATGGCGTTACCATCACAGGCCGTACCCTGGAGACATTCCTGGGTTCTTGCGTCAAGCCTTTTGAACCCAATAAGGTTCGTGAGTCTATCTATGGCTCCAACGTATTCCAGGGTGAAGCGCTCAAAAACCAGCCTATCACCAAACTGATTGGCATGTTCCTGGCAGGCAAGATAGGTGAGGCACTCTTCAAGTACCTCTTCACCATGAAGCGTAACCCAGCAGGCTCTGGTACCGCAGACCTCGCTGATGGTTTCAAGACCATCTCCGATGCAGAAATCAAGTCCAAGGCGATTGCTGTTGAGAAGGGCAACCTCTGCAATACAACCGCGATGACTGGTGTCAACGCTGTCGATGCTATCGAAGCATTCTATGATGCTGCCGATGAAAAACTGAAGGGCACTAGTACATGCATGTTCATGAACAGCCATGAACTCACGCTCTACCGCCGCTGTTATCGAGACAAATATGGCACGGTCAATTGGAACAATGAGTTCAACCACAACAAGTTGGATGGTGCCAGCAACTGCACCCTTGTGGGTCTTGACAACGTTCCTGCGGGCTACAAGATTATCACTCCTGGCAGCAACATGCTCATCGGTTTGGCCGCCGAGGGCGACAAGGCGAACTTTGGCGTAGAGAAATCTCTTGACTCTCACTTCCTGGTTGACTTCGTGGCAACAATGTACTTCGGTACTCAGTTCGAGTCAATCTCCAAGGAACGCATCCTCTTCGGTTACGACACTATCCCTTCTGAGTAAGGGATAGCTGTCCATGGTTATACATTATATTATATATTGATATATGGCAACAAAGAAAACATGTGCTTCAACCACAGACCTTTATGAGGATGTGTTGAAGTGTCCTGGTGAGAAGAGAATGCCTGGTACCAGAGCCTACGGCTTCTTTATCCCACGGCGTTACATCACCAAGTTCGCAGAGCCGCAGAAGGAAACTGCAACATCACTCAAGGACTATCTCGTCATCAAAGATAGCCACACCATTCAGGCAGACAAGGTCTGGATTAAGATTGCCTTCATCACAGACAAGAGTTCCTTCTCGCCAGAGGCGCAGGGTGAACATGGCTGTAAGACCATGAACCTCAAGGCAACAGCTGTCCTCCCTGGTACAGAGGAGGAAGCGTCTGCACTCGCTTCTTTGCTTCTCAACGAAGACGGTATCTTTATGATTCCTGAGCGCAACGGAAAGCTTCGCCAGTTCGGTGACGAGACCTTCGAGGTCGACGTGACACCTTCTCAGTCTTCTGGAGCAGGTATCTCTGACGAGACCAACACCACACTTGAAATTTCTGTCAACTGCGAGACCATGCCTCCATTCTACTTCGGTACCCTCACAACTGCTGAAGGTACCATCTCTGGTAAGGATTGCAAGCCGGTGGAGGTCGCTGCTAGTACAGACGGCCATTAACAATGGGATTCGATTTTCCTACATAACTACTATCAGTGGCGGGGCGATGCTTACATGAGCTCGCCTCGCCATTTTTAATTTTCATAATTATGAATGATCCGAAATTCACTGAAAAGTTGAAGAAGTGGTTTGACAGCGAGCATACCGATGCCAACATCAGGGAGGGAGCGCTGCTCCTCCTGCAGATGAATAATAACCGCCACCTCTATCAACTCATCAACTTCGACCCTCAGGGCAAACTCGAGTTGCTCAAATACGAGCTGCAGAAGCATCTCAACTATCGCATCGAAGGCATGACCATCGATGATGTCCGCAACTATGACAAGGCAGTCACGCCAGTTCTTCAGACTGCGGTTGACAAGACCTCAGAAGCAGACAAGATTGCAAAACAGCTAGCACCTCATCTTCCGGTCGTGGAGTCAGAAAACCTCGATTCCATCGTGCCTTCAGCCATCGTAGCCAAGGGCAAACGAGCAGACCATGACCAGTTGCCTGATAACATCCAGGCTATTTGGGAAAACAACTGCGCTCTGTGGAAGAAAATCAAGGAACACTTTGAGGCTTGCAAAGCTTACGAGATGTCATGTGACAGATACGAGGGCTTGCATGCTGCTGACGAAGACTTCAAACGTATGCTCCTTACGCTCAAGGAGGAGTACTATGCATACAAGCAGGCCATGGACGTCTACGACCATGCCCAGCCGGGTGATGCCGAAGAACAGTCAGCAGAGCAGCAGCCAGAAGCTGCCATCACCTCCAAACAGATTGGCAATGCTCGTTCCTACATCACCAAGAACCTTGACCAGCTCATTGGCTTGATGGAGGCTGGCAATACCGACAAGGCTGATGCCTTGCGAGCAAAGGTCAATGAGCGTGTGCAGCTCCTCATTACTGCCAAGGCAGAGATAACCGCTGATACCATCGCCAAGCTTCAGCAGGCTGGCATCAACATGGAGCAGCAGGCTTCAGCCGATGGCGAGGAGCAGCCAGAGAGTGCAGAAGAGGAGGTTACAGATGAGGGCGAAGCAGATACAGCAAGTCCTGAAGCCACTCCAGCAAAGTAGCTCACAGGTCTTCCTGGGTCAAGGTCTTCACACTCTTGGACTATTGGGGTGGATTTTGGAGCAGACTGGTGCAGCGCACATTGCTGTCACCACCTTCTCCACCTCCGATGCCTTCCTCTGTGGAGTCATCAACCTTCGCAAGAGGGGGTTGGTTAACTCCTCAGTATTAGTGGCTGACATTAAAGCATCAAGTAAAACTTTAAAGCTAAGTCGCTTGATGACAGAGGCTTTTGATGAAGTTAGACTGACGCTTAACCACTCCAAGGTCATGCTCGTTGCTAACAACGAGTGGTTAGTCTCCGTGATTACATCTCAGAACCAGACCTATGGTGACCGTGCTGAGTGCACGTTCATCACGACTGACAGAGATGTATATCTCAATCTCAATAATATGTTAAATAATTTGCTGGATGATACGACAACAATTTCCCTATCTGGAAGAGAGCGAACTTTACCTGCAGACGGTCTATGACCTGGCAAAGACCATGACACCGGTCGATGAGGTGCCCATCATGATGGAACTGCCTCCCGACGAGGCCATGGCCATGCAGCTGGAGTTGCAAGATCCGCGCTCACCCTATCGACTCCGCTACCTCAAAGGTTTAGCAGAGACCGCTAACGAGCTGCGCATCAATAATATCGCACTCGCCAAGGTAGGTTCTCCTGGAGCCTACCAGTCCATCATGTCGCAACTCTCGCAAATTATGGCTAACCTCAGTTAGATATGAGTTTACCAGTCAATATTGATGACTACATGAAGTACATGCCTCTCAACGAGGATGAACTTCAGGATCTTCATCTCTCCGCTATCGTCAAGGCGAGAGTGGAGCGGCTGCGTGGCTGCTACGCCTTCTGGCTGCGCTATCCACGCTTTACCGTCAGGGAGATGGTTGATCAGGACAAGGCCATGTTCGGTGTCAGCGAGACTCAGGCATACGATGATATTCATCTCTGCCAGGTTATGCTCGGCAACCTCAACGCCGCCTCAAAGGAGTTCTGGCGATGGAAGGTCAACCAGGAGATAGACGAGGACCGCAAGGCTGCCAAGGCTGCCGGCGACTTCCGGGCGCTTGCCGTGATGCAGAAAAACCGCATCAAGAACAATCGCACCGATACTCCTGATGAGCCAGAACTTGCCTTCGACAAGATTGTTCCTGTAGAGTTCCGCATGACGGATGATCCGTCAGTCATTGGTTTGCAGAGGATTCCTAATCTTCGTGCGAAAATCAAGAAAATGGAGAAACGCTACTCGATGCCGGACATCGAGGATGCCGACTTCGAAGAACTTCCGCCAGATGATGACAGCAAGACCTAAGGAGTTATTTTTCAACGACGTGCAGTCGCGCGTCCTGCAGCTAATGCCCAAGACGCTGGTCTGTGAGTGGGGGCGTGGTACCGGTAAGGGTGTGGTCGAGGCTGGCCGCATCCTCTATGCCGTGCAGCACATGCCGGGTGCATGCCTTGGCATGGTGGCGCCATCGGTCAAGCGATGCCAGACCAACATCCTTCCTTCTGCTCTGGTACACCTCGAGGAGTGGGGCTACAAGCGCGATGTCCACTACATCGTGGGCAAGAAACCATGGAAGGCGCTGCATTGGCAGGAGCCACACTTCCAGCCCATGAACTGGGAGAACACGGTTGCCTTCTACAACGGTACCTATCTCAACATCATCTCCCAGGACCGCAGCGGAACATCTAACTCCCTCTCTCTTGACCATGTCTTCATCGACGAGGCCAAGTTCATCGACTGGGAGCAGCTCAACAATGAGACGCTCCCTGCAAACCGTGGAAACAAGCAGTTATTCGGTGACTGCTGTCTCCACCATGGTCTGACCATTACTTCAGATACTTCGGCGACAAAAAAAGGTTCCTGGTTCATGAGCTGGGAGAAGAAGGAAGACAAGGAGTTGGTGGCAACCATGGAGACAGTCATAGTGCATCTGCATAGCATCCGCAACAAACTGGCTGCTCACCCAGAGCGATATGACTATTATATGTCGCAGGTGCAGAAATATGAGAAGGTGCTGCACTCCCTCCGTTCCTATGCCCTGGTCTACTCCAGGTGCTCGAGCATTCAGAACCTCGCAGTTCTGGGCGAGGACTTCATCAGACAGATGAAGCGAGACCTGCCAAAAATGACCTTCCTCACGAGCATCATGTGCCAGCATGTAGGCATCGCACAGGATGGTTTCTACTCCGGGCTTGATGAGGATCGCAACTTCTATACGGCACCGAACACCAGGTTCCTCAATGACCTGCAGTATAAGTTCGACCCTAAGCACGACAAGCCGGACTGCCGCATGGATGGCGACCTGGAGGACGGTTTACCGCTGGTCCTCGGTTCCGATGCCAACAACAACATCAACTGTCTCGTTGTCGGGCAGGTGGGGTCAGATACCAAGTTGCGCATCGTCAACTCATTCTATGTCAAGTATGACCGGAAGTTGCCTGAGCTCGTTCAGGACTTTTGTGATTATTACAAGTATCTCAAGAACAAACGAGTCATCTTTTATTACGATGCCACCTTTGTGGGCAACTCCTATGCAACTCACAACGATAAGTTCTACCAGATTATCACCAAGGTGCTCCGACGCAATGGATGGCTCGTTACGGAGGTTTACATCGGCAAGCCGATGAACCATCTTGAGAAACAATTGCTCATCGACCGCATGTTTAAGGGTCATGCGCGCCACATGGTCCTCATCAACCAGGACAACAACGAGGATCTGATCATCTCCATCGAGAGTGCCGGCTGTTATAACAACGGCAAGGATAAGCGAGGCGAAAAACTCGTGGAGACAGACGAGGACAGGCTGGAGAACCGCACCGACTTCTCCGATGCCTTCGATACCGTCTGTATTGGCGTGGACAGGTTCCCTCAGGCCGTCCTCTATACGGGAGGCATGAGCAACTATTACCCTCGATAGACATTTCGTTCTTTTTAGTTTATATTTTAGGTTTTAGGTTTTATTTATTTTATCTGAGGCTGCTAGCTCGTGAGAGTTGACGGCCTTTTTTTGTGTTTTTCAATCTTGCTGCAGAAGCGGTATCGCCTTTTGGGCGATGGTTGTTTGATGCTGTTCCGTACATTTTTTATTGCATTCTCCGCCGCCCGTCATGTGTTCCCATCCGAAATTTCCTGTGCAAAGTTAGCTGCTGGCGATTCAAACCTGTGTATGAACCTGTGTTAACAAAAGCCAAAGGTTCTTCACGTTTCACTAAACCTTTACCTTTTGTTAACACAGAACCCCACACCTGTTTGCCTCTGCCAGCGCATTTTGAAGCACAGGAAAAATCGAAAGGGCACACCGGGCTTTGAACGGAATGCAATTAAAAAAAATACTCCACAGCAGGAGTGGGAAAAATCTCTGGACTCCCAAACATTACCAGAATACAATTTTCAAACTTTATAAATTTTTCGATATGAGACAGAATTATTTCTTTGAGTACGTTCCGAATGCTTACATCAACCTTTGCGTTGACAAGGCACAGCAGATGGCAAACAACCGCTTCATCTACGACTTCAAGGCAGGCAAGCCAGCTGCAACACGCTTTTGCGCTGAGTTGTTAATCAGCTATCTGACAAGGAAGTATAGCACCATATTAAAGGACTTCGTGGTCGTTTTTGCCCCGACAAGTGCACAATGGAAGTACAACAAGCGATTCGGCTATCTCGCTGCCCTTTTGAATGCAGCAGGCATCGCAACCGCAAATGAGCACGTGAGCATCTACGGCGAGCGCAAGCCTACCCACAACGGAGGTAGCCACTTCGTCAACGAGTCACTTTTTCATGTCAGCATCAATGCTGACTTCTTCAAGGGCAAGAACGTGATTCTATTCGACGACCTCTTGACTAGCGGAAAGACTATCGAAAGCTTCAAGAAGCAGTTAGAAGCGGCAGGTGCTTACGTGGAGCGTGAAATCTTCGTAGGTCGAACCATCCACCACTGCCCAATCAGCAACCGAGGTATCTTGCAGGAGATGGAAGAAGGATTCTATGAAGCCGTAGCACGTTCAAAGAGATGTTTCCCGCAGGGAGTAAAAATCAATAAGTTCAACCATATAAACAATGTAGCGTAATGAAGAAGTATAGTAATATTCTAGCAGATGAGCGTCCGGAGTTCAAGGCGGCTAACTACGGATTTGATACTCTCAGTAACACTGAGTTGTTATCCATGATTATCAATCGAGGAGCCGGAACCACCGAGAGCCTAAGCCAGGCAAGGCAGTTGATGAATATCGCAGACGGAAGCCTGAGTAACCTTTCAAAGTTATCCATGGACGAAATGCAGGTGGTGCAGGGAATAGGCGACTGCAAGGCGTTGGCAGTACTCGCAGCTATCGAGCTAGGCAAGCGCAGAGCACTAGAGCGCATGCCGACAAAGCCAGACCTAGGAAGCAGTCTAGCCATCTACAACTATCTTATGCCGCAGTTGGCAGACCTTAAGGTCGAGCAGGCACACCTGCTGCTGATGAATCAAAACTTCCGACTTATCAAGCACGTGAAGATAAGCGAAGGAGGATTGACGGAGACATCGGTAGATATTCGCATCATCATGCAGGCAGCAGTGAAGCATGGGGCAACTATCATGGCGTTCGCCCACAATCACCCGAGCCACAACGCCATGCCGAGCCGAGCAGATGACCAGTTGACCATGCAGATAAAGAAGGCATGCGAAATCATGCGCATCTTCTTCATGGACCACGTCATCATCACAGACGGAAGCTTCTACAGCTATCACGACAAGGGCAGACTATAGGCACCATGGGCAACGTGATGGGAACACGTTGCCCTTTCACTTGCTTGCAAACTTGCTGATAACCGCGGATGAAGGAAGGGGATAGAGATAGCGAGAGCGATGGCAATTCGGGGCAGCAGTCGGGGATAGGGGCAATTGCCACAAGAAAAATCCCTTACATATACCGCTCCAGTCAGCCGTGGCAATTTCCTCCGAGCGTAGGGCGGTGGGGGCTATGCTTACAGCAAGGCACGCCCTTTTTTGCTTCAACTTTCTAAAAATCCGTGATTTTCAACAAGTTGGCAAAAATGACCGTGGAAAATTTGTGCATAATGCCCAAATTTTGCAATCAATTGCCATTGATTGCCCGCTCGAAAACGGCTACTTATGCCAATTTCCATGAAATTGCCACAAGAAACGAGCCGTTTTCGAGCGAACCCCTACATTGCATTTCGGGGTAAAAGCGGTAATAACATTGTTTGACATCATTCAAAAATGATGAGAAAAAGAGGTAAAAACCGTGTTTTATTGGGCTGGAATGTTAAAAATGTATTAATCATAATAAGTTTATTATGTAATATTTGCGTATATCAAAATTATTATGTACCTTTGCAATCGAGTTAAGGAACATGTTTAATCAATTAGATTTTTAAGCTATGCAAGAAGATTTAGAAAATGAAATCGAGAGAAAGAAGAAGGAAATCGAAGACTTTCTCCGAATCGTGAAATTCACTGGTCTTTCACAGAAGGAAATCGAAAAGAGACTTGATTATCTCTTGGATGACCTTTCAAGACTGATGAAGAAAAGAAAGTAAAATGTTTAACTTCCCCTCCTTCGGGAGGGGATTACAAAATATATATTGATATGGAAGATATTAGAACCCTATTGGATGAATACAAGTCTCTTGCAGGTAATACCGATGCAAAGAGCGAGGAGCGAAAAAATGAAATTATCGCTAAGCTGGAAACTATGGATAAGGATGCTGTGGCTGAAGTGGCAAAACCATTCCTGGAGGAAAATGTAACTCGCCTGGAGGGCGAGGTGAAAGCTCTCCGCAGCCAGATAGATGCAGAGGATTACAAACTGCTTCCTATCTCTTATATTGCCAAGAACTATTTCAACAAGAGTGCATCATGGCTTTTGCAGCGTCTCAACGGATATCAGGTACGTGGAAAGGTCTATACGCTCAATCAGGAGCAGAAAGGCATTTTTAACCAGGCTGTCAAGGAAATAAGCAATCGCATCAGTGCATTGCAGTTAGCATAGCTAACATGTTCAATAACTCAACTCTGTCCCCGACACGATTCCGTGCCGGGGACTTCTTATTGTTCACATATAGGCAAGTTTTCAAGGCTAAAATGTTAAATCTTACTTAATAATACGTTTTTTCGTAGTAAATATTTGTGTAATACGAAAATTTGTAGTATCTTTGCATTGTCTTAAAGAAATAATGATATGAAGAAAATTTTAGTAAGCGACAAAGAGGAAGAGCTGATAGCAGCTATCAGAAATTACAAAAAATCTTTTCCTAGGGGCAACCCGCAGTTATTATGGTATGCTCAACAACTTTTCGATGAGATGATTGAGCCGCCTGAGTATTACACCAAGTATTAACAACAGACCCTCCCTTCGGGGAGGGCATTAAAAAATATAAGATTATGGAAGTAGCAGTAGCAACAGTTAAGCAGACCAAGGATAGCGAAGTAAAGCAGCGCATCCAGGATATTCAGATGATTGTGTCGTGGCGCGAGATAGCACATACATATTTCGGCAAGTCGGCATCATGGCTTTATCACAAGCTCGATGGCATTGATGGCAATGGTGGAGTGGGAGGCTTCACCGAAGATGAAAAGAACATGCTCCGTGGCGCACTCTGCGAGGTTTCAAACCGCATACGTGCAGCTGCAGACAGAATATAAAAATGAGGCTGGGGCTTATCATTCCCCATAAGACAAAAGTCGCCATAGCCTTGTGGCGCAGAAATACCAAAAACGTCCCCGACACAGAGCCGTGCCGGGGACTTCTTATACTATTTACAATGCATTAAAATTATAAGGGCACATCGTACAGACACAATGGTGCAAATTGCATTGGCCAGTGTGATTAGAATGTCGTAAAGTAATTCTTTTCTTTTCATACCTTAATATATATTATAATGTAAAAACACCGCAAAGTTAGGAAAATAATTGGAGAAAATCGGGGAAAATCAGAGAATTTCGGGGAAAATCGGGGAATTTTCGAGGAAAATACGCGGAAAATCATGGAATTTTCAAGGAATTCATTCCTCAACCTCTTGCCAGTTGACCCGTTTTCGCGGTCGTTTTCGGTCATTTTCGGTCGTTTTCCCGGTCATTTCTGGAGATAAACGGAGAATTTCGGAGAAAAACAGAGAATATCGGAGAATTTAGTGGAATTTTCACGGAAATCATTCCTTTTTATTCCTTTTCATTCCTCAATACACCGATTTTATGCTCTAAAACATATTTCCTGCAGATACTTTGTCAGAGAGGTTGAATGTCTGAAATATTATTGCTATTTTTGCACTTGATATAAACAACAAACTTATGGAAAAAGAAAATATAAATTTTGTTGCCATTGACTTTGAGACAATGACACCCGAGCTGACAAGCGCATGCGCAGTTGGTATGGTACAAGTAGTAAATGGAGTAATCATGCAAAAGTTCTATAGCTTAATTAAGCCATATCCTGATGAGCATACAGAGCGAAACACATTCGTGCATGGCATAACTGAAGAGATGGTGGAGAATGCACCTACTTGGGATATCGTTTTCCCAGTTTTGAGAAGCTTCGCTCAGAGTGGTTGCATAGCTTGCCATAATGAGGGAACTGAAGCTAACATACTCTCAAGACTAGCTGAAGTTTACAACCTTGACATGCCAAGATATCAGATTATTGATACCATGCGATTATTACCTGGTAATAATTCGTTGAAGAAGATGTGTGAGTTGATGGAAATTGAGATGCACGACCATCATGACGCATTAGCAGATGCAACTGCCTGTGCGGAGATTGTACTGAAGGGTGCAGGCATTGATGTCACACATCATCATTATGAGAAGCCTGACTATAAGGCTCACAAGAGCCTGACTGGTGAAGTCAAACAGCCATTGGCTGATGAAGATGTTGCTAACAAGGACAATCCGTTCTTCCACCAGAAGGTGGTAATCACTGGAGTATTTACAGCTTTCCCAGATAGAGAGAAGCTGGCTTTCAGACTTCGTGACTGCGGTGCTGACATCAATTCCTCTATCTCGGCTAAGACTAATATAGTAGTTAAAGGTGAGGGAGCAGGACCTTCCAAGATGGAAAAGATAAAAAAACTCAATGAGAAAGGAGCTAATATCAGAGTCATCGAGGAGAAAGAGATGGTGGAAATAGTAGAGAAATATGGTATATAAATAAAAAAATGAGCGAGGAATGAAAATTTCTCGCTTTTTTTTTGGCGGTTCCAATTATTCTTCGTACTTTTGCCACCGGTTATAAGATAGTAGTAATCTACTCAGCGATGGCGACTGTTTCGCCTAGGCTTCACGCCGTGGGCTTTTTTTATGCCTATAAAGTATCATTTTCCCGGCAGCGGGAAAAAGGTCTTTTCAATATGGCGGTTGCATGATCCGTAAGATACTTGCCCTTCGCTGGGAAAGCTACCATCTTATAACCAACGGTGAATGTGACCGCCACCATTGTATTTATACATCAAGGTCGGTCTATAATGGTTATAAGATGGCAATTATGCAGAATTCAATTTTAATTAGTGATGCGCAGGTGAGACCTGCAGGCATCAACGTCAACGAGGGTATTCATAACCTCAAGTGTGCAATCAAGAAGCTCGCCAAGACCAAGAGCGAGGCCTTCTGCTATATCTGCGGGGAGACCGTGACCTATGGAGAGGTTGTGCTCACCATGGTTGGTTTCGCAGCTGTGATGGCGATGGTCATGATTGGTGGTTTCATTTTTGGAGGGGAGGTAGCATGATGAAGAAAAGTAGAAACCGCAGAAGATGCACAGCAAAGCTGACTACAAAGGACATCAGCAAGTGCAAGTACTTCATGAATATTGGCAAAGAAATGAACGCCCATAAGGTGGAACTCAAATTTCAGAGAGCCAACAAAACTATTGGTTCTGTTGCATTCATCGATGATGCTCCACACAAGCAGACTATTATCCGATGGCATGATCATCGCTACTTTGCTCTTCGATTTGGAGCTAAGGAGGCTAAGCCACTCAATATGACTCTGGCCAAGTGGAAAACCATAAACAACGATTAGGCATGAAAAAGAATAAGAAGAAAGTCAAGAGAGACATTCTCTTGCTATATTTCCGCCGCCGTCGCATTCGCGCTGCGCTCGAAAGACGCTGGTGGGAGCTTGATATCAAGCGTAAGGAGCTATACAAGCTCGTGGAGTACGCCAAGATTCAGTCAAGATACTGTGTTAATCAAGACTGCCACCGCATTGTCGGCAGATACCTCAGAGAACTGGAGCGAGAGGAGATCCGTGTTACCAGACTTCAGACCAAATACGACCTTTGGGCTTCCCGTCTGGGCTACTGGGTTGACCTCTATGAGACGGCATTGAACCGCCTGCACCCTGGAGACGCTATTTAAGTTTCACCCTTTAAAAAAAGAATATTATGCCAAGAAATACAGATTATTTCGACAGCGAGCAGTTTGAGCAGGATCTGCTCAACGCTTACTTCCATTTCCGCTGCAACCTCCCTATGAAGGATGCAGACACCGGTCTCGACTACAAGAAGAGTTTCAAGACCTCCCAGGACATCGCCACGGAACTTGATGACATGGGCGGTGTCAGTATAGGAGCCATCAATCAGTACCTGCAGGCGCATGACTACCAGGTAGCCACGCAGCCAGACGGCACTGTGGCATGGGCTATTTGGGAGAGAGTTGTCAAGCCGGATAGCCTGGTTTAAGTTAAAAACTCATATAAATTTCAAGTACTACCATGTATTATGAATAGTTTTTCGTACCTTTGCAGCACGAAAAATTTTACAAAGTTTGAAAAGCTTTGAAACGGCTGGCCGCCCGTGAGGGTAGTCAGCCGTATTTTTATTTTTATCCCCTCCATATTATCTTTGCACAAAAAAAGATAATATATGACCATCACATCACTTCCGTCGGGCAGCTTCTTCCTTGAGAACCTCCCCGACATCGATATTCTCACGGCCAAGACGCGCCTGCTCGTCACCATCAAGATAGGTGATGATACCATCTACGATGAGTATCTCTATCCTGCCGATGGAGAGGTCACCGTGAGCGACCTTGCCGACATCTTCCGTCCCTATGCACGCCGGAGGCTGGCAGTCACAGCCACCATCACCATCGCCGAGGAGCAGGTTCCGGACTCCGGAGACACCGACTCTGCAACAGTCACCGATACGCAGACAGCCAACCTGAAGGTTTACTATTCCACCGTGGATATCGTGGGCATGGACTGCTCTACATTCCTCAGCACCCACTTCCTCACCCTGCTGGAGGGGCACAAGACCACCTACATGGGGCGACTGGAGTATCTTCACTACATGGGCAAGGACTCGGCAACAGTCACCGCACACTATGCCGACAAATCTACGAAATCGTTTACCGCACCAGCCGTCGGCGGCAATGAAATCTACACCACCATCGACGTTTCTCCGTCTCGTTTCGAGACCGAGGGCACCGACCTACTCTACTACGTGGTAGAGGCAGGCTCACGCTCCATAACCCTCATCATAGACAGCGAGGAGCGTGACGTGGCACCGACTCTGCTCTTCACGAACTCGTTCGGTTGCCAGGAGCTCATCTACTGCACGGGCAAGCACGAGGTTGACCCGCAGTACACCCGCGATGCAGCCTACATGGGCGGCATCAGGGTAAACTACCGCATCACCGAGCAGCGCACCTTCAACGCCGATACGGGCTATCTGGGCAGGGACATGGCCAACTGGGCAGATGACCTCTTCCGCTCAGACGAGGTCTATCTGGTCAACTTCATCGGCGGCGTTGCCAAGGTGGGCAAGCGTGTCACCCTCTCAGACTCCAAGTCCAAGCGTGACAACCTGCGCGACAGCGTGCCACGCTTCACCTTCAGCTACACCTACGCACAGCGCCAGCACAACGTGCTTGACCTGCAGCGTGCCGGCCGTATCTTCGACAACACCTTTGACAACACCTTCAACTGATGAGACGCACGGCTTACCACCTCACAGAGGTGCTGCGTCTCCTGGCCAAGGCAGAGCGAGACCGCTCTACCATTAACCTGAAGGCGTGGACATCAGACGGCGAGACCGTCGATTATACAGGATGGCTGGTCAGGGGCAGCAGTTGGCGAGGCGGTTTCCACCGTCTCGTCAATCCGGCAAATGCCGAAGTTCGCACCGTTCCGGACATCTACATTCACCAGTTCCTGGGCTTACCAGTTTATTTATGACATGAAACAGAAAAAATATCAGCTTCAGCAAGTGGGAGCCAGCGGTTCCTACAGCCGCTACGCCCTCGTGGCAGAGGGCGTGAGCAGGGTAACAGACTCCACCACCATCGAGCAGCAGTATGGGAAGGATACCAGTTTCCTGGGTTCCGGAGAGGTGGGCGATGCCACAACAGGCATCCTGGAGACTTCAGACGGCAAGCTCTTCGAGTATGTGAACTATGGCGATGACAACGACATGCCATACACCCTGCAGCAGTTGCTGCGCCGCAACATGGTGGCGCAGCGTGCCATGGCGTTCAACGTGCAGTGCTGCTACGGCCAGGGAGTGCGCTTCATGGACAGGGAGACCAAGCAGGACACCACCGACGCAGAGATCCGCGACTTCTGCCTGAAGAACTCCATCCACGAGGTCTTCATGCAGCAAGCCACCGACATGAAGTTTTTCTTCTGGTCGGTAGAGGTCATCATCCTGAGCCGTGACCACTCCAAGATAGTCAACATCCGCCACAAGGACGTTTCCTACTGCCGCCTGGAGGTACCAAATGAGAAGGGGCGCATAGAGCATGTATTCTTCGGCGACTTCCGCAACGTCATGTCGCCGGTACATACCGAGGTTATCCCGCTGCTCGACCTCTACGACCCGCTGGGCGACCTCATGGCGCGCATGGGAAAGGCTCCGGACCCCTACACCGGCATCAGGGGCAAGGCTCCTGAGATGGGCAAGGACTGCAAGTTTGCCATCATCTCTCGCATCCCAACACCCGGACTGCAGTACTATCCGATACCATACTATGCCAGCATCTTCGACGATGCCTGGTACGACATCTATCGTCTCATCGGCATCGGCAAGCGCTACATGATCAAGAACACGTCCGCTCCTCGCATCCAGATAGAGGTGCACCGCGACTATTGGGAGGATCTCTGCAACAACGAGGACATCATCGACCCGGATAAGCGCAAGGAGCGCATCCTGCAGGAGAAGGACAACATCATCAACTTCGTGTGCGGACCGGAGAATGCAGGCAAGGCACTCATCACGGGCTACTACTTCGACCCCAACGGCAAGGAACAGCGCATGGTGCGCATCATCAACCTCTCTGAGGGCAGCAAGAAGGAGGGTGGAGACTGGGCAGACGACATGAGCGAGGCATCCAACGCCCTCTGCTTCTCGCTGGGCGTGCATCCAAACCTCATCGGAGCCACACCAGGCAAGAGTCAGATGAACAATTCCGGCTCAGACAAGCGAGAGCTCTTCATCCTCAAGCAGTCGCTCGAGAAGGCATGCCACGACATCATGTGCAAGCCTTACCACGTCATCTCCCACTACAATGGCTATGCCGACCGAGGAGTGACCGTAGACGTGCCGATGATAGAACTCACGACACTAGACAAAAATAAGGACCAACAGACATCAATAGTTTCAAACAATGGCAAAAATGAAGATTCAAATCAGCAAGGATGACTTCGAGCAGAGCATCCTTGCAGCCACCAGCTCGCACTCTGAGGTGTTCGAGTCGGTGGAACCGCATTTCAAGGAGTCCTATCAGCGGCTCTGCCAGCAGATATTGGGCGAGGTAGGCGAGGCGGCACTGGAGACCAGCGACGACCTGCGTGATGCAGTCATCAAGGCGGTATGCCTCGATGCCTTCCTCAGCGTAGTAAGACACCTCGACCTCGTGCTCACTCCTACAGGCTTTGGCGTTGTGGCCAACAACGAAGTCTCTCCGGCAAGTTCCTCCAGAGTCGAGGCGCTCATCGAGCAATGCCGTGTAGCCCTCATCTCATCACAGCAAGAAGTCATGGCACTTCTCTGCAACGTACCGGGTTGGGGGAAAACCCTACAGGCAAAGCAGGGCATACAGACGATAGTTTGGAGCTTTGACGCTTACCGTTTTCTCACGGGAGAGACCAGCATGACATCCAAGGAGTGGGCATCCAAGTTGGCAGCCATGCAAGAGGCAGATGCCACCATACGCAAGCTTGTTTCTGATGAGCAGATGGATGACATCATGTCACAGGTTAGATGCGAGCGTAAAAGTAATTGGGAAGAGAACGAGGTGCGCCTCATGCTGATGCGCTGCATGATAATGCTTGCCAACGGCATGCTGTCTGCATACTCCAACGAGCGTGCAAGACTGCTATCGTATCTAGACAGAAACCTCGATAAATTCCCATTATATGCGAATTCATCGGCATGTAAGGCTAACCATTTCAAAGAGTTCAACAATGAAAAATCAAAACCTGCCTTCGTTTTCAACGCATAAAGATGGTACACAAGAGTTCAATTTCAAGGCGCCGTCATCGTGGGCGGAACTTTCAGAGGATCAGTTGCGCTATGTCCTTAGCATCATGTCGACGTTCCAGGATCATACCGTTGTCAAATGCTATCTTCTCGCAAGGTTCTGCGGTCTTACCGTACATAAGTACACCCGAACCGGGTGGAAATGCAGCGTTAAATGCGGTGAAAACGACGAAAATGGCGATACTAAGACTGGGAAAGTGCGCGAGAGAGTCCTGTATATCAGCGCTGCAGAAATCCTCTCTCTGCTCAAAAACTTCGATTTCATAGACTCCTTTACGGACTTTAGGCCTCTACAGGTTGCAAGTGACGTTCAACTGACGGCAGCAAACAGCCTGCTTCACGAGATCAGCTTCTACGATTACCTCAATATCGAGAAGAACTACCAGCTGTTCATGCTCAAGCAGGAGGACAGATTCCTGCTGAAAATGGCGCATCTCATGTACAGGACAGCAGGCGGTTCTTCCGATGAAACCGCCAATTTCGAACCTTATGAGCTCCTCGGAGTCTTCATATGGTTCTCGAGCGTCAAGGAGTATTTCGCCGCCAACTTTCCTCACTTCTTCAGACCAGCCAAAGAGGGTGGAGAACTGCGGCGTGAGGACATCCTGCCAGCCATGCAGGCGCAGATCAGGGCACTTACCGATGGTGACGTGACCAAACTGCAGGCTGTCTACAATACCGACTGCTGGGCTGCACTCACGGAACTGGACAATAAGGCTCGGGAGGCAGAGGAGTTTAGGAAGCGCAATAGGCAAAACAATTAAATATTCAGAACATGACAGAGAAAATCTTCGATTCTATCGCCTATTTCAAGCAGCTGGCTGCCGAGTGCAGAACCTGCAGGGATTATAATTTTGTCGCAACAGAGTGTTCCGGACCTGATTCTATCCAGGGAGTCATGCAGCAGTTCCGCAAGGCATCCAACTTCATCATGGTGTCAGACACCGTTGACAGCAACACCCATTCCATCGGAGAGGGCTTCTTTGACCGCAACGTCTATACCGTCTGGATCCTGGCAGGGTACCGACACGATGACATGGCAGACCGTGAGGCGAAAATGAATATCTGCAGATATATCTTCCGCCAGTTCCTCAGCCGCATGCTACACGACAAGAGCCGTGAGGCATACGACGGACAGATGGAGTTCCTGGACCTCACGCAGGTCTATTCGAGCGAACTGGGCAGATGGTCCATGAATGGCGTCACAGGACTCTATTTCATGGTTACATCAGACGAGCCTATCGATATACAGTATGACGAGAGCCTATGGCAGACGCAGAAATAGACGACCTCCTCAGATATGAGCGAGGATGGGCTAATGCCATGGGCGACTTCTGGCGAGAGCGCATGGAGCGGCTTCGTACCATCGATACCGGACGCCTCTACGCTTCCATCAAGGCGCACCTGGAGCAAGGCTCTGTCACAACCATTGAGCACAACTTCCTGCAGTACGGTATCTATGTAGCTGCAGGAGTAGGGCCGGCACATGAGTGGTACAAGTGGACCGAGGCACAGGGAGGCGAGAAAGTCCACCGCATCAACAACGGCGACCTCAACTTCCTGGGCGAAGAATACCGTCGTGACAACAATCTCGATAAACCGAAGAAGGTGGGCCCTGCCTGGGGCGGTCGTGTCGCTGGTGGCGAACCTAAAGGCAGACGTGACTGGTTCTCTCAGAAGTACTACTCATCCGTCATGAAGCTCAACGAGCATGAGGCGACCTTCTACGGCGACCGGTACAATGGTCTGATGGCATCAGCCCTCACCGAGATCTTCAGGGGCATAGGAGCAGCACGCAACCTCTAGGGTGCGTATTTTTATCGATTCCATCGAAGTTATATCTTTGCAAACAAAAAAACAATATGGCAGTAGAATATGATAAGAATGATCTTCAGACCCAGTTCGAGGGTATCAGAGATGAGCGACGCCTGCAAGCCAATACGGCATACCGCATAGGCACCGCTTTTCTCTCGCTGCTGCATTTCGCTTCAGACGAGATGCATACGACCATCGAGGAACTTCTGAAGAAGATCGAGGGCAAATATCTGTCGAAGGTCAAGGACGATGAAGCTGCCGGTCTTATCACCTTCCTCAGAGGTCTGAGGGTAGGTGCAGGCTACAAGTTCGATGAGAATGGCAACATTTTAGCCGATTCCATCGATGCCAACAACCTGAATATCGGTCGTGGCTACAAGTTCGATGAGAATGGTGATATCATCTCTCATGATATAGAGGCTCACGATATCAACGCCAATGATCTGAACGTTGGAGGTAACTCCGTCTTCGCTGGTGATCTCAGTTCCCCGGACTTCGTTGCAGGATTCCTGACAGGCAAAGGCTGGCGGCTGAAAAATGAGCCGATAGAGAATGCGGCTGGTGTCCTAGAGAGCAAATATAACCTGGAACTTGACAACCTCATCGTGAGAGGTTCAATGCGCATTTTCGAGATGATCATCTCTCAGCTGCTAGGAGAGAATGACAACCGCATCTTCACTGCGATGATGGAGGTGGATCACTTCGATGCAGAGAGCGGCAGGGTATATCTCGACACCAAAGAAGGCCGTATGTACAATTCCTTTCGCAAGGGTGATTACATCATGGTGCAGCAGTATAATGGTCTTCCCTCAGAGGAAAATGATCATTATGTCACGAAGAACTACGAGCTCCTGGTGAAAGAGGTCGGAACAGAAGGTGAGGGTGAGGATAGGCTGGCGTGGGTGACGTTCGAGAACTTCACAAGTTCCATGGCTGGAGCCACACCGGAGAAGCTGATCAAGAAGCGTGACACCTTCGTCCGTGTGGACAATGTATCTGACCCAGATCGCAAGGGCATCATACAGGTAATGACCGTAGGAAGCGATACTCCTTATATAGATATTGTCCATGGCATGAAAACCAATCCGGATTCTGCTCTGAAGGGCAGATTGGGTAACCTGAATGGCATCAGACACCCTATCTTTGGTCAACTAAAGGGGTTCGGAGAGTACCTGAACAACCTCTATGCCGTGGGCGATTTCGTCCTGAGCCGTACAGGAGAGAGCATCGATACTAAGTTCCAGGTTCTCGAAAACATGTTCTCTTCGAGATTCTCAAAAACCAGCTATGAGCTGACCAACGAGAAGAATTATCTCGAGAATGGCCAATTCCTGGAGCAGATTACCGATTCAGAGAATAAGATCATCGCAGGTTGGGATATAGATACTACTGATGAATCCGTCTTCTGGTTCGACGCTTCCGGATTGCCGGTCATGGTCAACGGAAATCCTACAGCCAGCGGCAACCGCAAGGTCTCGCTGGAGAAGGTGGATGGCAGGCAGATTCTCCGTGTGCAGAATTGCGGCATCAGACAGAAGAATGCACTGATTAAACAACCAGGAACTCACAAGGAGTATGTTGCAGGAGAGAAGAGCAGCGCAGAGCTGCCTCCAACAGAGGCAGGGTACACCGATGTGCAGGACAAGCTATACATCAGCGTTCGCATCTATGCCAAGACGGCTGGCAAGTTGACTATTGGCTTCGCTGATTGCGAAGAGGTGAGGGGAAAACAGAATACCCTGCAGCAGAGAACAGTCAATGTTGCATACTCTGGAGCGTGGAAGACTATACCAATAGAAGGCGTGTGGAATGGTACCGGTGACTTCGTCATCCAGTACACCGGTGATTGCTATCTCGCAATAGCATCTCTCACCGATGAGCCGCTCAGCGAGCTGTCAAAGACCGTGAGCACCCAGATAGTGCAGACGGCCAACAACATCAAATTGCTGGGAGAGAACATCGATACCGTCAACAAGAAAGCTGTCAAGGTCGGCATCGAGCTTGATGCAGAAAAGGGCGAAATCAGGCAGTATGTAGATCAGACGGATAAGAAGAATCGCGAAGATACATCTTCGCTGATTGTGCAGACATCGAGCAGCATCACATCATCGATGGACAAGAAGCTGAAGGATCAGTACGATACCGTTACAAGCGAGTATTCTTCATCCATCAGGCAGACTGCGGAGGGTATCAGGCAGTGGGTAGGTAGTCAAGACTACGCCAACAACACTACAGTATCCTCTAGCATCGAGCAGCTATCTGGCAGAATTACCAGTACTGTGGAAATGGTGGAAGCGAATGCTTCTAGCATTACTCAGATTCAGCAGGATATTGATTCCATCACACTGACAGTGGGCAAGGCTGCTACACAAGAGCAGCTGCAGGCAAACGTAGATACGCTCAATAAGAGTATCAGCAGTAATCTTGCATCTGCTAAAAGTTATGCAGATGGTGTTGGCAGCGGTATAAGAAGTGATTACTCCTCTACCATTACGACCGTTAAGCAACATAGCAGTGGATGGAGTGTAGCTGCCGGAGGATTCGATGCGAAAGGTAAGCTGAAATCATCTGCCGGTGCAGTATTGACAACAGAATTTGCTGGGCTCTTCGCAACAGCATTCACCAACAAAGGCGGTGTCGTAAAAAGTGAAATCAGTTCATTCATCACGAAGGATGCTGCTGGGAAAATGATATCCAATGCTAAGATTTCTGCTGATAACATAGTACTGAGCAGCGGAGGTTCCGCTGTAGAGAAGGCGATTGCAAATGCTAAGAATGCAGGAGAAACTGCGCAGAGAACGGCAAGCAATGCCGCTCAAGCTGCTAGTAATGCACAGAGTACAGCAAATACAGCAGTGAATAATGCGAAAGCTGCAAATGATGCGGCAGCTGCTGCGAAATCGTATGCCGCTACAGAAATCAAAGCGACGAATGGCAGCATTTCAGCATTAGCAGCTAAGGTTTCTTTTGATTCAAGTGGTAATATTACCAACATCAATAAAACTGGCCTTGTGCTTACAAGCACTTTCGCAGGCTTATTTACTAGTCAGGTAAGTGCAAAAGGACTTGTCAGCGAAGGACAGATGAATGTAGCCAT